CCGGGACAGCCGCGCGTCGCCGGCCATCACGCAGGCGTCGCCGGAACGGAGCAGGACGGTGGAACTGCGATGGACATCCTCGTCCATGATGCGGAATATAGCGTCATCCCCAAGGCTGACCGAGACAATGGGCGCGCCCAAGTCCTCTTCGGTGTCGTCGCGATGCAGGCCCAGTTTCGCGCCTTGCCTGTAGAGATTGACCAGGCAGCTGTCTGGCATGCGATCACACCCGATGAGCCGCTCCCAGAGCTGAAGGCAGATTGACGGGATCGGCGGCCACGGCTGCCCGGTAACCGGGTGGGCAGGCTCGTAGCGGTAGCCCTTGGCGCGGTCGGTCACCCACCCCCAGGCGCCGAAGCTGGTCATACGCACGCTCATTGGACCGGAACGGGTCACGGGCGTGAGCCACGGGGTGTCGGTCTGCACGACGTTCAGCACCGCGTGGACAAGATCCCGCTGAGCGGCATCTGACAAAGCGGCAGGGAAATGCTGAAAACCATCGGGACGCGCAGGCCATTTTTGGCTCATCGCGACGATTGGGACAGAGAGGCCCGGCGCGGGCGGCCGCGCCTGCGGATCCAGCAACTTGGTCAAAGCCAATTCCTTCCAGCTTGGGTTTCCTTCATGCGTCCGAAGGTCAGGCCGGAGCCGGATCGTCGATCGCATCCAGACAGTGCGCGCGCTGCCAGGAGCGATCATCAAAATGAGATCGAATTTAACAGAAGCGACTATGCGCTACTCGATACGAATTTAATCCACCGGATTCTGGGTGATTTTATTCCCCCGGCGGTTATAAAGTTTCATCGTGCGGTCGTGGGGTGAGGTTGGCCATGTCCCCGGGCGAGTTTCAGCGTTCCGAGGATTCAATCAGCCGCTTGGCCTCGACTGCCGTCCACGATCTGTTCACAGGCTTCGCCGTGCGGGTCGGCCACGCTCGCTGGCACAACTGCGGTGAAGTCGGGCCTCTCGGGGATTGCAGGAACGAGGAAATGCGAGGGGTCGAGCATGGCCGACAGGGGCTCGGAACGTGGATAACTCAATCTGAGCAACATGTTGCGGCTGCTTTCGCTTGTAAATCACGCGATCCTTCCCTTAAATTCGGTCACCTTTCGTTCTGGTGACCGCAATGAAGGCGCCCATCCCTCCGCCCCAGCATAATCGCCGTTCCTCGCTCAGCCATGAGCGGCTCGACACGCTCCAAACCAACCCGCGCGATCCTCGTCGCTACAAGGCCGGCGATCGTCGCCGTGTGGTGGCCTCGGTACGCCGCTTCGGACCGCCGCCGTTCGTGGTGACGTCCGAGCGGGTCATGCTGTCGGGTAATATCTGGCTTGAGGCCGCCAGGCTCGCCGGCTACGACGAGGCGCCGGTGATGGTTGCCGATCACCTCACGCCCGCAGAGGCGGACGCCTTCATGCTCGCCAATGTCCGCCTGGTCGAGCGCGGGACCTGGGATCCGCGAGCGTTGGGCCAAATCCTGCTCGATCTTTCTGCTGGCGAGCTGAAGTTGGACCTTGAACTGACCGGCTTTGAAGCCGCCGAGATCGACCTCGCCATCGAGGGCCTTGATGGGGACGCTCCCGACCCGGCCGACGATCTGCCGGCGTTGGGTGCGGCGGTCAGCCGCCCTGGCGACGTCTGGGTTCTGGGCGAACACCGCCTGTTATGTGGCGACGCCCTAATCAAGGACAGTTACATAAAGGTTATGGCCGGGGAGGTGGCCCAGGTCGTGTTCGCCGATCCGCCCTATAATGTGCCGGTCGTCGGCAACGTCAGCGGGCTCGGCAAGGTCAAGCACGCCAACTTCGCCATGGGCGTTGGCGAGATGAGCGAGGCCGAGTTCACGCTCTTCCTGGCCGAGGCTCTGGGACTGGCCGCCGAGGCCAGCGCCGACCCCTCGCTGCATTATATCTGCATGGACTGGCGGCACATCTCCGAGATCACCGCCGCCGGCCGGCGCATCTACGACAAGCTGCTTAACCTTTGCGTCTGGGCCAAGACGACAGGCGGCATGGGTGGCTTCTATCGGAGCCAGCACGAACTGGTCTTCGTGTTCAAGAAGGGCCGCGGGCGCCACCGCAACAACATCCAGCTCGGCCGCTTTGGCCGGGACAGGACGAACGTGTGGACCTATCCCGGCGGCTCGGGTTTCGGGCTTAAGGGAGAGGAGGGCAATCTTCTGGCGCTGCATCCGACCGTCAAGCCAGTGGCCCTGATCGCCGACATCCTGCTCGACGTCACCGTCCAGGGCGAGATTGTGCTCGACCCGTTTGCCGGCTCTGGCAGCACGATCATCGCCGCGCAGAAGACCCGTCGCCGCGCCCGCGCCATCGAGTTCGATCCGGTTTATGCCGATGTGGCCGTGCGCCGGTGGCAGAGGTGGACCGGAGAGACCGCTAGGCTGGAAGGCGCCGACCGCAGTTTCGAGCAGGTCGCCGCCGAGCGGGCTGGGGAAACGGCGTGAGCGAGCGCCCCCCCAACGGCCGCTTCGTAAAGGGTGTGAGCGGCAACAGCCGCGGCCGCCCGCCTAAAACGCCGACTGTCAGCCAGGCGATCCTGGACGCTCTGGGTGAGAAAGTTCATGTCACCGAGCAGGGCAAACGCAAGCGGGTCACTAAAGCCCAGGCAATCGCCAAACAGATCATGAATAAGGGCGCCTCGGGGGACCTGCGGGCCAGTAAGCTGGCCCTGGAGCAAGCCCACAAGGCCGAGGAAAAAATGGCCGCGGCCCCGCCAAGTTCGGCGGATTTGAACGCCGGGGACAAAGCCATCGTCGAAGGACTCTTCTTGCGTTGGCGCGCCATTCAAGAGAAAGGGCCAGATCGTGGGCCTGATGACGCCGGCTGAGTTCGATGCTCTAACCAGGTTGGATTTCGAAGTCTTCGTCGAACGCGTCTTCGCTGAGGTCTGCCCAGGCGTGGGCTTCTCCCACAACTTCCACCTCGACGTCATGGCGATGAAGCTTGAGGCTGTCCGACGGGGCGAGATAACCCGCTTGGTCATCAACATTCCACCCCGAGGCCTTAAGTCGATCATCGCTTCGATCGCCTATCCCGCCTGGCTCCTGGGTCACAACCCGTCCAGCCAGATCATGTGCGTCAGCTACGGACAGGAGTTGGCGGAGAAGTTCGCGCGCGATTGCCGCCAGGTGATGCAATCGACTTGGTACAAGGCCGTGTTTCCGAGGACCCGCCTGTCGCCAAGTCGCTCGGCCGTCTATGATTTCGAGACCACCGAAGGCGGACAACGCTTCGCCACCTCCATCGGCGGTGTGGTCACCGGTCGGGGCGCCGACGTCATCATCATCGACGATCCCATGAAGCCCGATGACGCCTTCTCGGAGACGGCGCGCTCAAACACCAACGAATGGCTGGCGAACACGGCCATGTCGCGCCTCAACAACAAGGTCACCGGCGCCGTCGTCCTGGTCATGCAGCGCCTGCATGAAGACGACATGACCGGCCGCGTTCTCGACCAAGGCGGATGGGAGCACCTGTCCTTTCCGGCGATCGCCGACGAGGACGAAACCCATATCGCCACCACGTCGTTGGGGACTTACGCCCACCGGCGTCGACGCGGTGAGGCGCTGCATCCCGGCCGCGAGCCTTTGACGGCTTTGGCGGCGCTGCGGCGCGATATGGGGTCTCTCCATTTCAACGCCCAGTACCAGCAGAATCCCTCGGCGCCCGACGGTGGGTTGATCAATCTCGATTGGTTTCCCCGCTACGACGACCCGCCCAGCTTCCCAGTGTTGATCCTGCAAAGCTGGGACACCGCATTCATTGATGGCCCCAATTCCGATTACAGTGTCTGCGTAACCATCGCGCTTGTAAGGCCTGGGCTTTTTTATGTCCTCGACGTCGATCGTCGACGTCTCCTCTATCCGGATCTCAAAAGGGCCGTGAAGGAACATATCGAGCGCCGCCGTATAAATCTGCGATCAGACTTCAGAGTCGTCATCGAAGACCAGGGAGCCGGTACGTCGCTTATTCAGGATCTGAGAGCGGAATGTTTGAACGTTCAACCTTACAAGCCCAAGGTTGATAAGGTAGTGCGAATGGCCGCGCAAACCTCATGGATAGAACAAGGTAAAGTCCTGCTGCCAAACCGGGCACGTTGGCTGAAGGACTTCGAGCGCGAACTTACAGCATTCCCGAATGGTCGCCACGACGATCAGGTCGACGCCCTCTCTCAGGCGCTTCATTATCTGACACGGCGGGACTGACGAGGCTTCGCTTTATCGACGACATTTATAGGTCATAGCGCCCAACGCCGACTGGACTTCACCACCACACGAAGCATTGGTGAGTTCGCGCCGGACAACCGGCGGGTCGCCTCGCGCGAAAGCATGCCCCTGACGGGGCTTCGGGTCGTGGGACCTCGGCCATGTCGGCCGCGGCCCGCAACACGGAGCCTCAAGATGGCCACGACCGATACCCCCAAGACCACCACCACCCGCCGCCCGCGCAAGGCTAAGGCCGAGACGCCCCCCGCGGCGTCGGAATCCGTCGCGTCGGAATCCGCCACGATCATGTCCAATGACAAGCCCAAGCCGCCGCGCGGCAAACTGGGCGTTCTGGTGGAGCTCCTGCGACGGCCCGAGGGCGCCACCATCGAGGCCATGATGGCGGCCACGGGGTGGCAGGCCCATTCGGTGCGGGGGGTGATCTCCGGCGCTTTAAAAAAGAAGTTGGGTCTCACCGTCACCAGCGAGAAGACCGACGCTGGCCGCACCTACCGCATCGCCGATGCGGTGGCGGCGTGATGGCGCCGGACGTCAAGGCCGCTCGCATCTCCAAGGAGGTGCGGGCGGTCGCCGACCTGGACCTGCCCGCCCTGCGATCCGCCTGGCGCGGGCGATGGGCCGAACTGCCAAGATTCCGGTCGCGCGACCTTCTCGCCCGCGCCATGGCCTACCGCATCCAGGCGGAGGCCTATGGCGACCTCGCCGCCGTGCACAGGAGGCGGGCGGCGGATTACGCCGCCAGGTTTGCCGCCGACCGCAAATTCACGCCGGCGCAGGGGCCAAACCTCAAGCCGGGAAGCTCGCTTGTCCGGGAGTGGCGCGGCGAGCGCCATGAGGTGGCGGTCACCGCCGATGGCTTCACCTATCTGGGCGACCCCTACCGATCGCTCTCGCAGGTCGCCCAGAAGATCACCGGGACCAAGTGGAACGGGTTGCTGTTCTTCGGCCTGAAGGGGCGGGGAGGGCGGCGGCCATGACGGCTCCCCTCCGCTGCGCCATCTACACCCGCAAATCCTCCGAGGAAGGCCTGGAGCAGGGATTCAACAGCCTGCACGCCCAGCGCGGAGCTTGCGAAGCCTATATCCTCTCGCAGGCTGGCGAAGGTTGGACCCCGCTGCCCGCGGAATATGATGACGGCGGATTTTCCGGCGGGTCGATGCAGCGGCCGGGCCTCGAAGTGTTGCTCGGGGATATCCGGCGCGGCCTGATCGATGTGGTGGTGGTCTATAAGGTCGATCGCCTCACCCGCTCGCTGGCGGATTTTGCACGGATCGTCGAGCTGTTCGACCAGCATCATGTGAGCTTCGTCTCGGTTACCCAGGCCTTCAACACGACCACCAGCATGGGCCGTCTCACGTTGAACGTCCTGCTGTCATTCGCCCAGTTCGAACGTGAGGTGACCGGGGAGCGGATCCGCGACAAGATCGCCGCCTCCAAGGCCAAGGGCATGTGGATGGGCGGTCGCCCGCCTCTCGGCTACGACGCCGTCGACCACAAGCTGGTGGTGAACCCCCGGGAGGCCGAGGTCGTCCGCCACATCTTCGACCGCTACATGGAGTTGGGTTCGGTG